GTAATCTCTTTTTTTGATTGAATCTAATAAATGTAATTTCTTATTTCTAAGAAGAAATTGCCAAATTTTATTATATTTTGTTTTTATTTCAGAATATCTACAACATTCATTCAAAATATAATTTATATCTTTTTGAGAATATGTTTCATATAACAAATCAGTATCATCTATAATAATTTCATCTATCTGTTGATTTGTAATATTTAAATTTGTAATTTTATTTATTTTTTTTAAATAAAGTTTAAATTGTTTTTTAATTTCAATTATAGATTTATCAATTGTAATTAGTTCATTTAGATGATTTTCTTTTATTAAAATAAAAAGTATATCTTTATTTTTACATAATTTAATTTTTTTAAAATCTTTTTCTTCTGTTTTATTATGCCAATAATAACCATTATATTCTAATGCTATTTTGTATTTTTCAGAATAAAGATCTAATTCTATTTTATTTTCTAAAATTTTTCTAGTATTATATAAACAACTATCATTTAATATCGATTCTAATATTTTTTTACAAATTAATTGTTGTGTAGAACTTCTTCGTAATCCGAATAGATTTCTAAATTCTCCAATTTCTTCTTTGTGTTTGTAGTAAAAATGATGAAATCCTTTATTTTTTTGTAAAAAATGAGAAATTGATTTATATTTGTATATGTTATCTTTTATGTAATTTATTTTTTCCTCTTTTGATACCATGTTATTATTTATTATAATGGTATTATTTTCTAAGTAATTTTTTATTTTATATTATAAATTATTGTTTTTTCTTGGATTTTATAGTGATAGTTTCTGGTTTTTTTCTTCTCTGAATCTTTTTGCCTAAAGGTTTTCCTACTACAGTAGAACCAGTATTATAACTATCTACATTTCCAAAAGACCCACCAGTGCTTCCAATTTCCGTTGCTGGACTTCCAAATGCACTGCCAGATCCTCCCGCAACCATCGCACCACCAGCAGATTCCAACAACTTATTTACCAATTCATCAAAATTATTCATTGAAATATTTAACTTCTATTATATAATTATGATATGGAGATATTAAAGAAATACATTTCTGAAATTAACAAAGAGTTAGATATAAATGAAATGAATTTAAAAGAATCATCCATGCGTGCTCCCGCTAGAAAGCATTTTTGGGCTTCCAGACTCATAAATCATAAAATTGAATTAAATACGTTAAAGAAATCTAAAGATTCTATAACAAAAACTTTAATTGAAAAATCTGTAGCAGCATCTCCAATAGCTTTGTCTAAATCTAGTTTAGAAAAAGGCATAGAGAACACAGATGAAATTAAAAAATTCAACGATCAGATAAAGGAAAATGAAGCAATAATAGAATACTTAGAAAAAGTAGAGAAGATATATTCTAGTTTGACTTACGATATAAAAAATATGGTACAGATGACTTCTATGGAACAAATGTAAAAATGATATTAATAGATTTTGATGCTAAAAAGGGAAAGGCTATTCTTTCTGGAGACTTCTTCCAAGAGATTAGAGAGTACTTTTCTGCTGAAAATGAAGCAGCAAAATTTAGCAGATCGTTTTTTGTAACAAAAAGAATATACTGTATTGCTCATAATGGTTATTTTGATATAGGTTTGACCCAAGAAATTATAAATTTTCTTGACTTTAAAGGTTACACATATAAAATTCAGTACTCTGAATCAGCTTTAAAAGAACTTAATCCTAAATTAGAAAAAAGTTTAATTAAAAGACTTAATTTAGAATTAAGAGATTATCAAGAAGATGCAGTTAATAAATGTCTCAAGTCTGGTAGGGGTGTAATTTTATTAGGCACTGGAGCTGGTAAGACGCTTACCATAGCAACATTAATAGATAACTTTTATCTGTATTCAAAGAATCTACCAACTTTTAAAGTGTTGGTGATCGTACCAGATTTAGGTTTAGTAAATCAAACTTACAATGATTTTATAGAGTATAATGTAAGTTTTACTGTTACAAGATGGACTGGAAAATTACAGCCAGATCTTGATGCTAATGTTATTATAGCTAATATTGATATTATAAGAAATAAATTTGATGAGAATCTATGGATTAAATCTGTTGATTTATTAATTGTAGACGAAGCTCATAAATTTAACAAAGGTAATAAATGCTCTAAAGTTCTAGAGAAGATAAAAACTCCCAATAAATTTGGTTTTACGGGAACGCTTCCAGCCGATAATATTGATAAGTGGAATGTGATAGGAAAAATAGGACCAGTGCTCATAGAGAAATCATCCTATGAACTAAGAGAAGGAAAATTTCTCACAAACGTAAGTATTAAAATCTTCGGTTTGGAATATAAGACAAAACCAATTAAGGTGAAGAATACTGGAGATACTACTGAAAATTATAGAAACGAATTACAATTTTTATCATTTAATCCATTTAGAAATAAAGTAATAGAAAAAAGCTGCTCAAATTTTAATAACAATATATTAATATTGATTAATAACATTGATCACGGACAGCACCTATTTGATTTACTATCAAAAACCCTTTCTAATAAACAAGTTTTCTTTATAAGAGGAGAAGTTGAAGTAGAAGAGAGAGATCGAGTTAAAAAAATAATGGAAGATAACAATAATGTGATTTGTATTGCTATAAGTGCCATATTTTCCACGGGAGTAAACATTAAGAATTTACATATGATTATTTTTGCTGCGGGCGGCAAAAGCTTTATCAGAACTGTTCAATCTATAGGTAGAGGTTTACGTTTAAGTGATAATAAAGAAAAATTAGTTATTATAGATGTAGCAGATAAATTGGATTACGGTAAAGAACATTCATTAAAAAGAAAAGAAATTTATAATAATGAAAAGATAGAATTTAATGAATATTTAATTACAGAAAAGTAATTGCTTTATATACTTTGTGTAATATTATATAAAGTACATGGAAGAAGAAATAAAAAAACCAAGTAAAGAACAATTTTATGTAGATCCTCAGTTATTTAAAAAAGAAATCGGAATTTATTATGATACTGCTTTTTGTACTAATTATCTCGGAGAGTGTCTAAATAAAATTGCAGAAGGATTAGGGTATAGTCCTAAATTCATAAATTATTCGTATAAGGAAGATATGATAGGAGATGCTTTGATAAAAATGTTCAGTGCCTTAAAAAGAAAAAAGTTTGATGTTACAACAGATACATCTCCATTCGGTTATTTTACAACGATAGCATTCCATGCCTTTATTAACAGAATTAAAAAAGAAAAGAAACATCACGATACATTAACAGAGTATCGTGAAAGAAAGTACGAAGAGATTTTATCTTCCTCCGAAGGACATATTTACGTAAAACCTATCTTGGATTCTACTGAAGATTTAACACTTTTTGATTGATATTTCAGTTTTTTGATGTACTCTAGTCGGGATGTTTAAAAAGTCACGGGTTGCGATATTTTCTGATATCCATATTGGAGTACATCAGAATTCTAAATTTTGGCATGATGTCTCTTTGGAGTGGGCTAAATGGTTTGTAGCAGATATCAAAAAACAAGGAATTGAAGATGTGATATTTTGGGGATTACTTCCACACAAGAGATGAAGTATCAGTAGATTCCTTACATTTTGGAACTAAGTTATTAGAACTATTTGAAGATTTGAATGTAATTATGATTGTCGGAAATCATGATTGCTTTCTGAAAGATTCTTCGGAAGTAAATTCTATTTCTCCTTATAAAAACTGGAGGAATATAACTGTTGTAGATAAACCTTTTCAGGTTCTCTATAAAAATAAAAAGATCAATTTCATCCCTTGGGGAACGCATTTGAATGAAATTCCCGTTGCTGATTTTACTTTTGGTCATTTTGAAATCAGTTTGTTTAGAATGAATACCTTTGCGTTGTGTGATGATGGTTTTTTAGCTGAAGAAATGTTGCAGAAGTCTCCAGTAGTGATTTCTGGTCACTTCCATCTCAAAGACGAAAAGAACTATGATAATGGAAAGATAGTTTATGTTGGTAATCCCTTTCAAATGGATTTTAATGATGCTGGTTCCACTAAAGGTTATTACACAATGGAACTAGAAACTGGAGAAATGATTTTTACTGAAAATACAATATCTCCAAAACATCATAATATATCTCTATCATATCTTATATCCGAAAAAACTATTACGGATAAAGTAAGAAATTTATTTGAGAATAATCTTATTAAGCTAAAAATAGATAGAAGAGTATCTCCAGATGATTTAGAGTTTTTGATTAACAAATTCAAATCTCTAAGACCAACACAATTTAATGTGGATTACGAGTCGGATAAATCTGATTACGATTTATCCGAAGAGAAGAAGGATTTTTCTGGGGTTGATGTACCTCAAGCCATCATGGATTTTATAGAATTGATGGATGCAAATAATAAAAAAGATTTAACAAAATATACCATCGAACTTTATCAAAATTGTTTAAACAAATGAAAAGAGTAAATTTTAAAAAAATATCTATTAAAAACTTTCTATCCTTTGGAGATGAACCAGTCGAATTGGTCTTTCGCAAGGGGTTGAATATTATTACTGGAGTTAATAGAGATAAATCTGATAGACAAAATGGATTAGGAAAGTCTGCCATGATGGAGGCGTTATACTTTTCTATATTCGGAACTACTCTTAGGGAATTGAAGAAAGATTTGATTCCGAATTCCTACACAAAAGGTGATTGTGTAGTTGTTTTGGATTTTGATGTTATACATGAAAACAAAAAGGAAGAATATATAATTGTAAGAACTATTAATCCATCAAAACTGTTCCTTTATAAGAATGGAGACGACATAACCAGAGACAGCATTAAAAATACTGAGGAGCTTATACACAATCTTATTAATGCGTCTCCGAGTATTTTTGAGAATTGTGTTATTATGACTTTAAATAACACAATTCCTTTCATGGCTAAAAATAAAATAGATAAAAGAAAATTTATTGAAGGTATTTTTAATCTTGATATCTTCAGCAAGATGTTAGCAGAAGTCAGGGAAAATTATAATAAAAGGAAGAAAGATTACGAAATTGAGATTTCTAGGATGGAAGATTTTGATCGAAATCTATCTTCTTTAAATACTCAAAAAGAAACGGTGTTGAGGAACAGGACTAATAAAGTTTCTGTGTATTCTAAGAGAAAAATAGATAATCTAGAAGAAAAAACGAAACTAGAAGAAGATTATAATAAGCAAGAATCCATTAATTTAGATGAAATAAAAGCATCCATGAAAAAGGTAAAGGATGCGAAAGTCTTGCTGGAAGGACAGATCGAAAATTGGAATGAAGAAAGATCTAAAATCAGAGCTAATGTAAATCATAATCAATCTATCCTACCAAAGATAGGGGTTTCTGGATCATCATGCCCAGTGTGTCTTCGCTCTGTAGAGAATCACGATAAAGAATATATAGCAAACGAAAAAAGTAAATTAGTTGATCTTATTAATAGCGGAAATTCTTCTATAAAAGAACTTGATTCAAAAATCGAAGCACTAAAGATTAATAAAACAAAATTAGAAAATGCTTATGAAAAGTATACTAAAAAGTTGAATCAAATTGCTCTTAATGAACAAAAGAAAAAATCTACAAAGGATAGAATTAAACAATTAGATTCTTGGTTACTTCAATTAGAAGGAGATATTAAAGAACTACAATCAACTTCTACAGAATTTGATCCGTTGATTTGTGAGAGTATAGATACATTAGAAGAAATTAAAGCATCAGTTAATTCTATTAGATACGAATTAAATTTGATGGATACTGTTAAATTTATTGTATCTGAAGACGGTGTAAAATCATATGTAGTTAAGAAGATACTATTACTTTTTAATGATAGAATTCGTTACTATCTAACTAAGTTAGATGCTAATTGCATTTGTAATTTTAACGAATATTTTGAAGAAGAGATAGTAAATGAAAAAAATAAAGTATGTTCTTATTTTAACTTTTCTGGAGCAGAAAGAAAGAATATAGATTTTGCATGTCTATTTACTTTTATGGACATGAGAAGACTACAGGGAGATGTAACTTATAATGTCAGTATCTATGATGAACTATTTGACAGTTGTTTAGATGAAAAGGGGATTACTTTAGTTACAGATCTTCTTAAGGAAAGAGTGGAAAAGTATGATGAATGTGTGATGGTTATTTCACACAGGAAAGAAAGCATTAAAGCAGCAACTGGGGATGTTATTTTCTTGGAGAAGAAAGAAGGCATCACTACAAAATTAGATTACAATCCTTTTAATTAAGTATGAATTGTACATTTTGTAATAAACCTCTAACAGAAAAACAAATAGTTTCTTCTAAAAGAGGGGTTAGAAGAGGTTTAAATAAAACAGGTAATTGTTTTTGTAGTCAAGGATGCGGTTCTACATTTAGAATTAAGCGTCAAGCATATGACAGAAAAGAAGATTATTTGAAAAATCCTAGAAAATGTAATTTTTGTTATACTGATATTTCTTATGAAAAATTTGTAGAAAAGAAAACAGAAAAACATAATAGAAATAAACCCTTAGAAGATATTAAAATGTTTTGTAATCAGTCATGTACTGCAAAATTTAATAATAAAGGAAAGAATCGTCATGCAACTATTATTTCTAATGAAATAAATTCTTTATACGAGTTAAGAAATAGAATGTTTTTTAAGGACTTATTAATAAGCATGAGTTTGAATAGCTGTAGTTTGTGTGGATGGGATAAAGCAAGCATAGAAATACATCATATAAAAGGAAGAAAAATAAAAGATCCACACAATCATTCTAATCTAACTATTGTATGTCCTAATTGTCATTCTGAAATTGAAGCTAAATTAATTCCAGAAGAAAACTTGATAAGAATGAGTGATTCTGTCCCCCAGAATTGGGGGGATTATATACCAGAAAAATATAAAAAAAGAGGATAGTATTAATATTGACTTTGTAGCTATCATTTATAAATGATAATAAATGATAGCTACATTTACTCCTCCAAAACCATTTGCCCGTTTTGTTCCTACAGTTCCAGTTAATCCACAGCAATCTGCTCCTCAAAAAGCACCCGAAGCGCCTTCAGAAGTAAATCTTCCTAGAGTAATTCAATTCGGAGCAGATCTTAGTGGATGTGGTTTATATCGTTTGGGATGGGTTAGTCATCTTCTAAATTACCAAGGACATATGATGGTCACCGATACCACAGTCATGGTTTTGGACCCGAGATGGTATGTTAATGTAAAGGCTATCAGACTACAGCGTCAGGCAACTTCTGCTCAATTAGAATTCGTAAAATTCCTTAAGGATGTGCAGAAGCAAATTGGATTTAAGATTATTTATGAAGTAGATGATGTAGTCTTCAGAGAAGATATTCCAGATTACAATAAATTTAAGACAGCATTTACTTCGGATGAAATTAGAAATAATGTAACTTCAATCATTAATATGTGTGATGAAGTTAGTGTTACGTGTAATTTCATGAGAGAATTATATCAAACTAGAACTGGTAAGAAGGAGATAAGTGTTATTCCGAATTTCCCAGCTAAATTCTGGATTGGTAATTATTTTGATCCAAATAGGATAAATGCTTTATATGACAAAAATAAAAAGAAGCCTCGTCTCCTTTACGCTGGGAGTGGCGCACATTTTGATGTTGAAAACAGAGTGGGCCAAAAAGATGATTTTGAGCATGTCATCAAAGCGATAATTGATTCTAGACACAAATATCAATGGGTATTTATTGGTGCATTCCCATTAGCACTTCGTCCATATATTGAACGAGGAGAGATTGAATTTCATCAATGGCAGAGATTGTATGATTACCCAGCAAAGATTCATGAACTAGGTGTTCAGATGATGGTTGCTCCTTTACAAGATAATGCTTTTAATAAAGCAAAGAGTGATCTCAAATATATTGAAGCATGTGCATATGGATTGCCAGTAGCATGTCAAGATTTGTGTACTTACGAAGATGCTGAAATTAAATTTAAGACTGGTGAAGAAATGTTATTTAAGATCGAAGAAGAGCTTCGTAGAACTGGACATTATAAGAATTCTTCATATAAGAGAAGGAAAGTAGCAGAAGATAGGTTTATGGAATTGGATAAAAATCTTGGTTGTTATCAAGAATTGTTTACTACTCCGTATGGAGATCCTAGAAGAGTAAACATGAAGAGGTACAATCCTTGACGTTTATAGAGGCGTATGCTACCATTAAAAGATGGTAGGCTATAGAAACGCTGTTTATAATTATAAGACAGAGACCGTAGAATTATATACTTGGTCAGAAGATGGGGGTCGCATCGTTACTTCTTTACGGTGCCATCCCTATTTTTATTATGAAGATAATAACGGTCATGAGACCAGTATTTTTAATACTAAATTAAAAATTAAAGAATTTAAAAATCACTTTGACAAATATAAATTTATCAAAGAAAGAGGGCTTACTAGAATATTTGATAACCATAGTCCAGTTCAACAAGTATTAATTGATACTTATTGGAATCATAATGATACAGAAGACTTTGTTAAATTTCCATTAAAGATATATTTCGTGGACATTGAAGCGGTTGGAAGTAATGGATTTTCTTCTCCGCATGATCCGCAAGAGGAGATTTGTGTCATAACATTATACGATTCTTTAAGGAAAAAATATATCGTTTGGGGATTACAACAATATTCTACAAATGATCCAGATGTAAATTATAAATTTTGTACATCAGAACAAGAACTTTTGTTAAGTTTTATTGATTATTTTCAATTAGATCCTCCTGATATTTTATCTGGATGGAATTCAGACCGTTATGATATTCCTTATATCATAAATCGCATTGTAAAAGTTCTAGGAGAAGAAGATGCAGACAGATTGTCACCTCATCAGAGACGATATACTAAAATGTTTGCTGGTAAGTTTGGTAAAAAGGAAATAGTTCATAGGGTTGATGGTATTTCTTGTGTAGATTATCTTGATATTTATAAAAAGTTCTGCCCTTCTAATAGAGAAAGCTATAAATTAGATTATATAGCGCAGGTAGAATTGGATGAAACCAAAGTTGATTATGGAAATCAAAGTCTGTATGAATTCATGATAAACGATTGGCAGACATTTGTCGATTATAACATTCAAGACGTTAAGATTCTTGTTAAACTAGAAGAGGGATTGAAGTATATAGAGCTATTAAGGATGTTATCTTATGTTGGCTGTACTACCATTGAATCTGGATTGGGAACAGTTAGTGTCGTGACTGGGGCTGCTGCAATTGAAGCTAGAAAAAGGAAACAAAGACTGCTTACTACTGTTGTAAATGAAGATGAGTTAAAAGATTTCGAAGGTGGTCATGTATCTGTTCCATTAGTTGGGCATCACACTTCGATTGTTAGCTTCGATGCCAATTCATTGTATCCAAATACGATGATTACTTTAAATACTTCTCCAGAAACTAAAGTAGGAAGGATTGAAGAAATAGATAAGAACAGGGTTTCTATTAGGAATGTAGATGGGATTGTAGTTGATATGACTACAAAAGAATTCCATAATTTCTTAATCAAAGAAAAGATTTCTGTTTCTAGATCCAAGGTCTTATTCAGCCAGAAAAAGAAAGGAATTCTTCCCGAATTAATGGATTCTTTTTATAAAAAACGTGTTAAAATTAGAAAAGAATTAAAGAAATTAAAAGCAGACGAAAATAATTCAGAAGATAAAAAGATCAAAAACAAAATTGATCAATTGGATACGAAACAACAAGCGATCAAAATCTTTTTGAACTCTACATATGGCGCGACTGCAAATAAATTTTGTCCCATTGGAGATATGGATATTGCAGAATCTATTACTTTAACAGGACAAGCAGTAGCAAAAGAAGCTAGAGAAATTTTTAAAAGATTTGTTACTCAAGAAATTGGGATAACCGATCCAGTAGAATTAAATAAAGGTCTTATTGCTGGAGATACAGATAGCGTAGTTTTTGATACAATAGTAGATACAAATATAGGAAAAATTAAAATTGGGGAATTGTATGAAAAGTATAACAATATACAAAAATTAAATTCTAAATTTGGACATGAAATAATAGATGTTACGGAGGAAAATTTATACAGTTCTACATTTTGTTCTAAAACTGACAAAATCATATACGGAAAAATAAAAAATCTAATTAGACATAAGGTAACAAAGAAAAAATATCTTATTGAAGTGGGAGGAAAATCCGTAATCATGACAGAAGATCATGGATGTATGGTTATGAGAGACGGAAAATTAATTAGAGTATCACCAAAAGAAATTAAAGAAACCGATAAAATGATTATTAAAAATTCTTAGCAGACACAAGATTCTGTGTCTGCTAAGATAAATAATCATGTATGGAAAATAATAAATTAGAAGAATATGTTACATGTGAAATATGTAACATTAATAAAAAACGAATAACGACTTCACATTTAAAAACTCATAATACGACTTTTTTAGAATATAAAACTTTATATCCTAATAGTAAAACTATTACAGATGAAGTAAGAAAAACGACAGCAGTTACATTAGAAAATTTGGTTAAAAAATATGGACCAGAAGAAGGAATGATTCGGTGGGAATCTTATAAAAATAAACAAGCTTATTCTAATTCATTTGAATATAAGAATAAAACTCATGGATGGTCTGAAAAAGAATATAAAAATTTTAATAAAAGTAGAGCTGTTACTAAGATTAATTTAGTAAAAAAACATGGGAAGGAAATCGGAACCCAAATTTGGGAAAATTATGTTAATCGACAAAAACACGCTGGATGTTCTTTGGATTATTTTAAAGAAAAATATGGAGAAATTGAAGGTAATATAAAATATAAAGAATTAAATGAAAAGAAACGATTAACTTTGGGCAATTTTCAAATTAAATATGGTATAGAAGAAGGAGAAAAAAAATATAAAGAATATTTATATAAAGTAGCCAAAAGAGAAAGTTTTTCTGAAATGTCTCAAATTTTATTCCTTCAAATAGAAGATATGCATAGCAGCAAAATATATTACGGGATTAAAAAAACTGGAGAATTTTGTATATATGATAAAACAAATAAAAAAGCTAGATTTTTTGATTATGTAGATACAGAAAGAAAAAAATGTATAGAATTTAATGGAAATGTATATCATGCAAATCCAAAAATGTATACCGAAAATGATAGACCAAATTTTTTCAGAAAAGATTTAACTTCTAAAGATATTTGGGAAGAAGATAATAAAAAAAATGAGTTGATAGTTTCAAGAGGTTATGATTTACTAATAGTGTGGGAAAAGAATTTTACAGAAAATCCTCAAAAGGTTATAAATGAATGTTTGTTGTTTTTATATGGAAAACCAGAATTACCAAATAGTTAAAATAGATTCAGTAAAAGAAATAGGATTTTTTGAAGACGAATATGTTTATGATATAGAAATGGATTCAAATACAGAACATACCTTTTTTGCGAATGATATATTAGTCCATAATAGTGTCTATCTATCTTTATTTCAGTTAGTTAAAGATTTTTCAATCAACGGGAAAATTACTAAAGAAGCATATAAAGTAGCGGAAAAATTAGAGAAATATTTAAACGAGAATATAAAGTTGTGGTCTCGTCAGACTTTAAATACCATAGATAGTAGATTTGAATTTAAGAGAGAATCCATGTGCGATTATGGAGTTTTTCTAGAAAAGAAACGCTATGTATTACATGTTTTGGATAAGGAAGGCGTTGTATGTGATGATTGGAAATACACTGGAGTAGAAGTAGTCACAACCAAAATGCCGAAAGCAGTAAAGCCTTATATTAAAAAAATTATTCAAAACTTGATTACAACAAAATCCGAAACAATTACGAATAAGATTTTCAAGGAATCGTATGACGTATTTTTAAATATGGGTATAGATGAAATATCTCAAGTTTCAGGAATTAGAAATCTTGAAAAATATGAACAACTATCAAACGGGTTTTCTACATACAAAGGAACCCCGTTTCACGTTAAAGCTGCATACTTCTATAATTTATTGATAGAAGAGTTTGGTATATCTAATAAGTATGAAAAAATTATTAGTGGAGATAAGATAAAATTATTTTATGTAGAACAACCAAATAAGTATGGAATATCTGCTATAGCGTATAAGAATAGGTATCCCGAAGAATTTAAGAATATTTTTAATCCAGATATGGAAGAGATGTTTGAAAAGGATATGTATAAATGTATCGGACGTTTTTATAAAGTAATGAATTGGGTTCCGAGGAAACCAACCGATCAATTAATTTTTACTTTAGATGATATTTTATCTTGAATTAGAATTAAGCTATGTTAATATATTAACGATATATGAAAAATATTACATTTATTGATTCCATTGGAAGAACAATCCTTTCAGAAGAAATTAGTAGGAATGATACTACTGTAGTCGTTAAAAACCCTGCTATGATTAACGTAGCACAGGCGCAGAACGGTCAACTACAGGTTCAGTTGATTCCTTTATTCTTTTCTGAATTCATTGATGAATCCCAACGTACTGGAGGTAGTACTTGGACATTTAATACAAACACAATTACTTTAGGAGACGTAGAAATTGATGGTCGTCTTCTTGAGCAATATGTGCGAGTATTTAGCACTGCTGCCGTTCAGGCTCCAACCGAAGATCCAGCAGTAGTAAAGTTGTTTGATGAGTAATATTGGTGATTGAAAGACATATGAAAACCCTCCTCGATTTCTCGAGGAGGGTTTTTTATTGATTTATTTTTTGATTATGCTAGGATACGTTCATGGACAAAGATCTAATTAAAGCCCTCGAAGTTTTGGATGAAAATAATCCTTATGCGACTTTCTTAAATAATTCAAGTTTAAGTAGGGTTGATAAGTGGTTTAGCACGGGTAGCTACATGCTAGATGCATTGATTAGCGGAAAATTTGTAGGTGGTGGAATTCCCAGCGGAAGAATGACAATGCTTTATGGAGAAAGCATGACATATAAGTCATCTATTGTGCAAAAGGTTTTAGCTAATGCACAAAAAGCGGGACTTACTCCCGTGATTTTCGATACGGAAAATGCCATTGATAATGATGGTGCGAAGAGATTGGGCTTAGACACAACTAAGGTAAAATATATACCAACATTTAATATTGAAAAATGTCGCAATGATATTTTTAAATTTTTGAATGTAGTTAAGGAAAAGGGGTTGGAAGGAAAGTTTATTATTGCTATTGATTCTTTAGGAAATCTACAAAGTGCGATGGAGACCACTCGTATGGAAAAGGATTCTACGAGCATGGATATGGGTACTAGGGCTAGAGCGATTGGATCTTTGTTGACTACTTGTACACAATTGGCTGGTTTAACTAAAACACCTATTATTGTAACAAATCATTTGTATGATAACCCAGGAGACTTACATCCTACTTTGGTTAAGAATATGCCAGGGGGTAAGAAGTGTGTGTATCTACCTTCTGTATCAGTACAATTGATGCGTAAGCCAGTTAAAGCAGATGCGATCAAATCTAGTTCGGAAGAACTGGCTGCTGGACAGAGAAACTATGTTGGGATTATTATTCGAGCTTTGACAGCTAAGAATCGTTTTATTAAACAATACTTGGAAGGAGAAATGTTTATTTCCTTCTCTAATGGTGCTGATAAATATCATGGTCTTCTAGATTTAGCAGTAGAACTAGGCGTGATTCAACAAGCTGGTGCTACATATTCTATTGATGGTGAAAAGCTGGGATACGCCAAAACTTTTGCAGATAATGCAGATTTCTGGGAAAATCGTATTATTCCTCTGATGCAGAAAAAAGTTGATGTTAATTGGGCTTATTCTTCTGAACAAGAAACAGAAATTAAACAGATGGAAGCAGAAGTAAGTGAAGAAGGAGGTGAAACTAATGAATAATCTAAATCAAATTTCTAATGCAATTTTTACAGAGTTGGCTACATCAAAAAAGCCAGTAACAGTACATTCTGAAGGAAATATTTTAGTAGTTAAAGTAGGCGATGCTGATACAAGAATTATGAATTGGCAGTCTCTGTCTGTAAATTCTATTCTTGAAATAGCAAAAAGTCTAACCTTACAAGAAAATTATAAAGGAAACGTACTCCTACACGGATAGCAAAAAAGGCCCCCGAAAGGGGGCCTTTTTTTACCTTCTTCCGTATCTTTCTTCGATACGAGATAGGTGTTGTCTTTGTTTTATATAATCTTCTTTGAGTAATTGATTTACGGCTTTTGTGGAAAGCCTAACAGATTCTCTATGAGTTCCAGAAGTTTTTGGATTTAAAGGTTTTGGATTTGCTGTTTTATCAAACGATTTCTTTGCTATTTCTGGATTAAAAACTGCGTCGTCTTTATGACATTTACAAGTTTTTACTTCTTCCGCATCTTCTGCTTTCTCTTCTTTGTCTTCAGAATCTTCTGAACTATCATATTCTTCCGAATCTTCTGAACCGTATTCTTCTGAACCGTATTCTTCTGAATCTTCTGAAGGTAATCCTCCTATTGGTAAGGAAGATGTTTCAGTAGATGCGGGAGCAGAAAAATCTAAAGATACGGGTTCTACAGATGGAGTTTCTACTTCTGAAATATTATTTGTATTCTGATATTCAGCAGCAAAAGAAGGTCTTAAAGAAGGTGTAAATTTCCCTCTTGTTACAAAATCAGAGTTTGCAATATTGATAATATCATCATTTGTTACTTTAGTATAATCAAATTTATCTCCCTTTTCAATTCTAATGATATTAGCAATTTTATCTATAACATGGTTTGGAGAATATCCTAAAGATAAACGATCAAACATTTTACCAATCTTATCTTTAAGTTTATCATTATGAAGACGACCTTCATTAATAATTTCGTGATTAGCCCAACCTGGTCTCTTTAGTATACTCATGTTAATTATTTATTGATTTCTTTTAAATTTTTGTTATAATAATGAACATGACTCCAAAAGTTATTATTGTTTCATGTACTAGAAAGCTTCAAGAAGAAGCTCATACACTACCATTATTTCGTTCTTGGAAAGATGGTTTAAATACTCCTAATTATAAATTAGATATCGTCTGGGAGAATACAGAGGGAATGCCTACAGTTTATAATAAAAAGTTCCAAGAATATAAAGACTCTGGAGCAGAATTCATCGTTTGTGTACACGATGATGTTTATATTGATGATTTAAAGCTATACGAAAAGCTACAGATGACTTATAAGTTAGGTTACAATATTGTTGGCCTTGCTGGTGGATTGAATCCACGTCTTACAAATCCAGCATTATGGCATGTAATGACTGATATAAACCAACAGAGAGGTGAAGTAGCACATCCAGCGGGAAATTCTAACCAGACTATGACTACGGCATTCGGGCCTACACCATCTAGAGTTGCTATTATAGATGGGTTGTTTATGGCATTACATCTCGATTCTGTTAAGAAAACGGATTGGAAATTTAATGAAAATTATAAATTTCATCATTATGATTTGGCTAGTTCAATTGATGCAAATAGAGCTAAACTTAAGATAGGTGTGTATCCAATCCACGTAATTCATAGTTCCCCTGGGCTTTTATCCATCCACGATAAAGCATGGGCTAAAAGCAACAAATCGTTTTTAAAGGAATACAAAGAGTAGATTTTTATTTATATGCATATAAATCTATATTAACATGGATTTTAATGCAGAAAGAAACGAAACAAATCATAATTTTTTATGTTTTTGCAGCTTGATTTGCATAATTAATGCAAAAAAATTTAATCTTCCGAATATTTTCTTGTTAGTTCTTAAAAACGAAGCCTATAAGTCTCTTTTGAAGTACATGCTAACAATAGATAATGATTTTGATCTATTTAAATTTTTCATAGACTATGATTCTACGATTTCAAAAAGCAAATATATATCAAAATATCTAAATTCTACACAAGGAACAAAAATTAAAAAAGATGTTTACGGATTTCGAAAAGAACCTCTACAACGACTATCTAAGAGAGTCAAGAGAATCAAAAAATCTTCCTTACAAAAGAAGAAAGCACTTCCAGAAAATAAGTGATACGGTTGCTCTTTCCATTAAAAAGTTAGCTTTATTCTTTATAAACAATAAAGATGTTTCGCCTTCGGATTTTTTCAAGGCTCCTTACTCTGTGTATGCTGCTGGAGAAAATTTCGATCTAAAATTCTACACTAGTCAAAAAGCTATAAAGGTGTACAAAATTTTCATAGAATCGAGAAAGGCCCTTGACAGAGCCCAATCTTCTGCTAAGATTCCTAGCGTTACTGAAAGGTAACCCAAACTAAATCCAAATTAAAAATAATTATGTATAATTCATCAATGTTCGCGTCAATTAAAGAAGCTCTGGCAAAGTCAGAAAAGAGTTCATCGGGTAGTCCTCTATATAAGGAAATTCTTCGTTTCAAGGCTGGGAATACATACGTTCTTCGTTTGCTTCCAAACATCAAAGATCCAGCAAACACCTTTTACCACTACTACCAGCACGGTTGGGAAAGCTTTTGCTCTGGAGAGTATGTTTCTACACTAAGTCTCCAGACTATTGGCAAGCCAGATCCAATTAGTATTGCTACTTGGAGGATCAAGAAGAGTGGTTCTGAAGAAGATAAGAAGAAGGTTGAAGCAGTCAAGTGGTCTGAGCAGTGGTTCGTTAATGTTTATGTTGTTGATGATCCAGTCAATCCAGAAAACAACGGTTCTACTAAGATCTTCCGCTTTGGTCGGAAGCTTCATAAGATGATTGATTCTGCAATCAATGGGGATGATTCTGATGAGTTCGGAGCACGGGTGTTTGATCTTGGTGCAACTGGAGTCAATCTAAAGTTGAGGGTTGAGAAGCAAGGAGATTATATTACTTACGATAGCAGCAGGTTTACTTCTCCTAATGATTTGAATCTTTCTACCTCTAGGGTAGAGGAGATTTATAATTCTATTCATGATTTAACTTCTGTGAATCAACTTAAGAGTGAAGAAGAAATTATCGATCTGTGGAATAAGCACTTTGTTTGTAACAATCTGTCTGGTTTGTCTGAAGCTTCTACACAAGCTTCAGTAAAACAAGAGAGTGTTTATACTGCTCCAGCATCTACTAATAATTCCGTTCAACAAGTAGATGAAATTTCTGATGAAGAAGTTCAAAACATTTTGAAAGGTTTCGATAATTAACCTTATTTAAATTCGACAAAAAAAGCCTCAAGTATAGAAAACTTGAGGCTTTTTCATATATATTAATATGATAGATCCTTTGAATGGTACATACGAACAAAACATAGATCCTATTGAACTTCAGCAGACTCTCGCTGGATTTTTAGGACAGACATACCAAGAAATATCTAGGTATGATAGTCATTTAGTAAGTGCAAACCCTTTTCTAGCTCCTAAAAAGGAGGAGTTTCATAGAACAGCAGAAAGGGTGTTTCAAGAAGTTAAACAAGCTTCTGGCCTTAATCCACAAGCAAGGCCCCTACAACATACAGTGATTGGAAATCCGATAGTATCACAAACAATAGTACAAGCAGTATCACAAACAATAGTAGAACCAGAAAAAGATCCTAATCAATTAGAATTTTGTTTTGATAATAGTGTCACAGCTATTAGTATTGATAAAAGATTGGACGACTTGGAGAAACGCCTAAAAAGGCTTGACTCTTCCATACAGAAGGTGCTATCGTTGTTAGAACATGACGACATTAAAGATTCGAAATAAGAAGAATTTTATTCAGAATTTTCTAACCCCAATTTCTAAGGTAAATGAATTATGTTCTCTTACCCTAGATAAGGAGAGTATTTATAATTTAAATAGAACAGCAGAAGGAAACTTTATACTTTTTGCATACACCGATTCTGTTTCTTATGATGGAGAAAAGAGGAGTTTAAGTTTTGCTGATATTAAAAAGTTTATTAAAGCATTTGAATGTATTCCGCAAGAAGAGAATGTAGAATTAAAGATTAATCATAATAATATCGAATTTACTTCTCACGTAAATCGTTTTAAATTTCATTTGATCGATGATAATATCGTTAGAGGACCTAATTATACTATAGAAAAGATTAATTCTTTAGAATTTGATACACAATTTAAGTTTTCTTATAATTCTTATTTAGAATTACTTAAAAGTAGTACTTTTCTTTCTACAGAAAAAGTTTATATAAGTACGAAAGAAAATCATGTCTTTGCAGAATTAACAGATAAAACGAAAAATAATGTTGATAGTTTTGGTTTAGTTATTTCTGATAGTTTTGTTGGAGATGAGCTTGATACTCCGTTATGTTTTGATCTAAATTTGTTTAGAAGTATTTCATTCTCAAAAAACGGCGAAGCCTTAATAAAAATTAATTCTAAAGGAATTATTGAATTTGGCATAGAACAAGATAACTATAAATTGAAATACATTACTACTGCACATATTTCTTGATATGGTTTTAAACAAAAGACAACAGAATAAAATAAGAACTCCAGGGTATTTTATCAAGCGTTTGCGAGATAATAAATTCGGAGTTCTTCGTGTATTCCAAAATTATGGACTACACGATTCTAGGAGATGGACCATTTTAGTAGATCCTAGTGGTGCTTCTATTTTTGTCACTTGTTATAGCAATAAAAATTTTAATAATGAAATAATGTTTGAATTTAATGATGGCGGTAATTTGTTTCCAAAACATTTTTCTATAAGTACCGAATCTATAGAAGTTATAGTTCAATTATTAGTTGATAAGCAAATACAAACTATTAATGAAAATAGTGAATTTTATAAAGGAAGATAATATGGATTGTAGCGACGAATCACCAAAACCGAGAAAGAAGAAAGTTACGAAAAGTTTAAGCAACGAAGATTATACTTCTGCTCAAATTAAAAAATTGTTGAAAGAAGCGTTAATGGATAATTTGTCTGAAATAAGAAAACAATCTAATATGGAGATTGATGCAATGGTTTCAACTATGGAAGAGTTCTTAAGATCTTTTATATTAATTGGATATAATATAAAAAATGAACCAGTTACGATTACTCATGCAAAGTCGCAATTGGATGCTGATGCTTTATACACTGCATTAGCTAGGCTGTTTACAACAATAAATAACCCTAACGGATTTTAATGAAACCTAAGAAGGGTTATATTTATGCTGTTGGTACGGGCACATATGTAGGTGAGATGTTTGTGTTTATTGAGGAATTTGATGATAATTATAATTTTATATCAATACCAAAAAATCAAAATAGAACAGTCCCGAAAGATAAATTTGATATAGGAATTAAGCATAAAATCTTGGAAGAAGTAGAAGCAATAGATAGTGATGTTTTAACTCTTTTAGAAAAACAATTTGATTTTAATAAAAAATAGATAAATAAATTATATGGATATCGTTCGACCAATTAAAATTACATCACCTATCAGTGGACAGTCTTCTACACCCATGATTAAAGAGCGTCAGTATGGGGATAAAATTTATGTAGAAGCTCACTGGAATGATCCGTCTTCTGGAGCTTTTATTCGTAGAGGTATTGTAAAGATTTTAGATGCTGTGACCAAGGAAGACATCACTCATCTCTGTAAATAAGTCTTGATTTTTCTTTGTAGTTTGCTAGTTTAGTGGAGTGAAATCCCTTCCAGAAGACTATGTGGTAAATAAATTTTACCAGTTTGTTGGAGGCCCATTTAAGAATAAGTATAATAATACTTATCAGGGGTCTTGCCCAATGTGCAGAGAAGGAAATAGTTGGCTTAGGAAGAAGAGATTCTATTTTATACCAGAAAAAAGTTTAGTATTTTGTCATAATTGTGGATATAGCAAATCCACAATGAAGTGGGTATCTGAGATCTGTAGTATATCTATCCAAGAAATTTTGGAAGAAGTTTCTGGATATTCTACAGATTTTTCTTTTGTAGAGGAAGATAATAAGCCAAAATATATAGCAGATACTCTACCTAAAGATTGTATAAATCTTACGGATCAGAACCAATTAAAGTATTATAGTAATAATACAATAGTACAAAAGGCTTTATCTTTCTTAAACAGAAGAAGGTTATTATCTGCTATTAATAGGCCAAATAGTTTTTATATATCTTTGAACGATAAGGTTCATAAAAATAGAATAGTTATACCATTTTATGATGAAAATGGTAAGATAGTTCATTATCAATCCAGAACTATTTTAGAGGTTGATGAGCTTACTAAGCCTCGATATTTGTCAAAAGTAAATAGTGATAAAACTATTTTTAATATTGATAAAATAGATCATAACTATGATACTATTTTCATCTTCGAAGGACCTTTTAATTCTTGTTTCGTAAAAAATGGAGTAGCTATCGGAGGTATTCAAGAGAATTCATACCAACTTTTTACTGTTAGGCAACAGGAACAAATTAATAAGTTCCCTTTTCATAAAAGAATCTGGGTATTAGATTCACAATGGAAAGATAAAGCAGCTTTAAACAAAAGTAAAAAGCTGCTTAAAATAAAAGAGAAAGTCTTTCTTTGGCCTACTGAAATGTTTAAGTTTAAAGATTTCAATGATATTATGATCGCTGTAAAAGACGACCATATATCACCAGATTTTATTAAAAAGTATACGAAATAGTATTATACGTTATACAAATGTGTTTTTCCATCGTTTGAAAAAATTATAATAAGATGATTATATCCAGATTCGAGAGAAGATTTTTGTTTAGCCAAATTCATTTTAATATTATCTTTAAATGTATATTCGCATTTAATTTCTACTAAAAGATTTATTTTTGGGATATAAATGTCAGGAAAATATATTCTGTCTACATCATAATGATATTTTATTCTGGGTAGATCTTGGCATCTACCAGCTTTGATGTCATGTATTGTAATGTTTGTATATTTTTCTAATAAATATCTAATTCCTTGTTCTTCAAACCCTTGCAATCTATCAAATATAACTTCATTTATAATGCAAGTTTTATATTTATATCTATTTAAATTAGATCTTTCAAATACCTCTGGATGTTGCATAGCATTTGAGACTCCGAATTTTTTGATATTACCATCAACAACTCTTTGTTTTGTATAGGAATGATTTTGTGCCTCAGTATTAGATCTAATTTTTATGTTATTCTTTCTAAGAATATTCAAAATAGTTCTATGGCTTACATTATATTTTGATCCCATTTCTACACAACTTCCGCCGTTTTTATACTGTTCTATAATAGAATTTATTATAGATTGATCTTTTATTTTTGCCTTATTTCTCCCATATCCTTCATTATAGATATTAGTATTTCTAGCTTCTTTTGGATTCCTTATAGGAATTTCATTTTTAAGTAAAAAATTTTTTATAGCATTTTGAGATACCGAAAATTCAATTGCTAATGTTTTAATTCCATGTCCATTATTATATTTTGATATAATAATATGTTCTTTATTTTTTAGATTTAGATGTTTTGAATTATAAATTATAGTTATATTGTCCATATAATTTATTTATACTTCGATCTCTAAAAAAGAAGATGCAAAGTATAAATAAATTAGGAAAGACGCGAAATATAACTACACACCCCTATATTTGCTGTCAAAGCTGCTTGCTAAATATCCTTTTAACATTTCGTTTAAGGATGTAATTTCCATAGAAACACGAGCAATCTTCTTGGTTTCTGCTACACGAATCTTATCGAATAATGTATCGGGAACACAATTTTTTAATTGTGATTGAACTGAATTGTTTCCAGTTCCATTTAAAAAATCTGCTATTCTTTCTAGTTCTCCGATCCATTGCTGGAGGGAGCCTACCATTTGATTTTGTATCTTCGTAGTAGCCATCATATGATCGGCTGCGGCATTAGCGTCTGTATTAAAATCATTTGGATCAGTTCCTTGGTCCAAGGTTTGTTCCATTGCAGCAGCATCTGAAACTTCTACTGGTGCCTCGCGTAAAACATGAACGAATGCTTTCTTAAATAGATTACTCATGTGATTATTTATCTAATTAGAGTAAATAATTGTAGTGAAAAGAAAAAATTTAAGAGAACAAAATACGATGTTGGACGCTCAGAGAAATGTTTCTGGGGTCGGGGGAGGAGCAAAAGACGATCCATTTGTTCAAATGGCTATACCACTTAAACAATCTTTTGGAGATCAGAACACAAATTTTAATCTTCCACACGAAATAGCCAGATATAAGCAGCAATTATTTGATATTTTTGAAAAATTAGTAATTCTTAGAGGAGGATTCGAGTCTTGCAAAGAAAATCCATCAGTTAAAGAATCCCAGAAGGTAGCATTAGATAAAACAGTTAATGTACTTGATAATATAAATAGTAAATTATTACAGGTTCCTGATTTTTTAAGTTTATTTTCAGTTGATAAGTAAATCTTGTTATGATACACTATGATGTATCATGAAAGTTTTATTAAGATCAATTCTGCAACTAGTATTATTAAGTACTCTATTTTCTCTAATATTTTGTACTGATTATATTTCTTTTGCGAAATATTTTTTCATTTTTTCTGTTGTTCAATTCATTGCTTATAATATATATAAAGCCATATTGTTTCTTTTAGCTGAACGAATTAAAAACGAAAGAATAAAAGAATATTCTAAACAAGGAATGGAGATAGCTTGTCCTTGTTATATGGAAAAAAAGATGCTTCTACCTTTAGAATTGAACGGTCTAAATACATTCAATTGTATAGAATGTAAAAAGGATTTCAGTGTAGATATTAGTGCCAGAGCGTTTTTACAAACAGAAACAATTGATTTAGAAAAGGCTGATGCCGCTTTCGTAGAAGCTTATAATAAGATACAAGATTTAAAATAGTATGGATGACTTTCTTTCGGAAGAATTAAAAAATGCTAGACTAGTTTCATCTAGCTTAACAGATCCTCTTAAAAATGAAATGGATTTAGAATCATTAAAAAATGATTTAAAAGTTTTTGTTATAACAAAAGATAAAACTTTGTTAAAGCCTTATGATATAGCATCTTTATCTAGATATAACAGTACTTCTGGTAATGAGGTATTAAGATCTTTCTTATCAATTGTAAGAGATTTTTATACAAATAAATTTAGAGAAGATAATAGTAAAAATATCTTAATAAGAAAAAATATTGATATAATTTTTCTAGCATTAGATAATCTATTAATCAATAATATTAATATTTCTTCTAATGAAATGAGTGCATTGATGGTTAGCTTTATAAGCAAAAATTTCTTATGATAAAAAGCGTATCAGTTACAACTAAATCGAACCAAGAACATATAATGTCAGTAGATACATACTCTAGATGGCTATGCTTGGTGGAAGCATTACAACACGTTAATATTCAAGCAAAAAAATCTAAAGTTGATTTAGAAAAGACTGATTCGTGGATAAAGCCTTTAGCTTTTCAGAAATATATTAAGCAAAGATTCCATAGTATGAATCATGATTTTAAGGTGGAAGAATATTTAAATTGAGTATTTTACAAATCTATAATCAGAAGTAGTAATTATAAGTTCGTTTTGTGTATTAAGAGCTATTGCTAATGGAGCTGATAAATAAGCAACTTTTCCTTTTCCTTCTGTAGTTGTGTAATTAATACTACCAGCTAAAGTAGCTACAGCATTTGTACTTAAGTCTATAACTTTAATTTTTCCGTATGTTTTATCTATAAAGTATAGTTTATCAGATGGGTGATAAACTAATCCAGTGATATTACCAAGCTTTGATGGTATTCCATCAACATCCCCTTGATTTATCATATCGCCCGCTAATCTAGTAACAACTCCAGCGGGAGTAATTTTTCTTATAGAGTATTCATCTCCTACATATAGATTATCATTATAATCTATACATATACAAGAAGGGTCTGAAAATTTAGCGCCAATACCAGTACCATCTATAGGTGGATTATCAGGAGATATATAACCGCCTTCGATGCCAGCAAAAACACTAACCACTCCAGTAGATGGAACTACTTTATATATAACAGCAAATATATTAGTTTTTACTCCAGAATATGTACGATTTGATCTAGTCACAAATAAATTTCTTGATGAATCAATTGTTATTGCAATTGGATAAGAAATAGATGCAACAGTAGATGTTACTCCTTGTGGAGTTATCTTTCTTATTTTATTATTACCATAATCACATACATAAGTATTTCCAGTAGAATCTATACAAAGCCCTCTTGGAGTATTATATACAGAAGTATTAAGCAATCCGTCAGTTGTATTATATATCTGGTAAGGTAATCTTCCTAGATCACTATAAAGTTTAGTTACCGTTTTAGTATTTAAAGTTACTTTTCTGATTTCATTAGTACCTAATATATAAATTTCATTAGCATTAGGATCGTATGCTAATTCCGAAGGATTTTGCCAATCAGGACTACCAGCATAAATACTACCAGTTTTATTTGGCAGTATTTTAACTATACATTTACTATTATAATCACATACGTATATATTATCAGAAGGATCTATACACATACCTCTTCCATTAGCAAGCCCTACAGGGCCATAAATAATGCTATCAACACCAGAAGAAGTAAGTTTTAAAACTGTACTACCATCAGACATATAAATGTTATTTACAGAATCTATACACATACCTTGTACACCCTGCATCATTAGACTTGTAATTTGTGTTCTAGTTTTAAATGTAGTAGACACTCCAGCAGAAGATATTTTATATATTTCAAATACTATAGTCCCTCCAAGGTAATTATATACAAATAAATTATTAGAACTATCTATAACCATTCTATGTCCTACCACATTAGAAAATGTGGTTATATTTCCTAAAGTATCTACTTTAAATATACCTGATGAAATAGTTAAAATAAATAAATTTCCAGAGGTATCTTTAACTATACATGTGGGAGCAGGAATAGTTTTATATATTGTATTAATAGTATTGTTTGTAAATGAAATGCTTTTTATTCCTATAGGAGTAAGACCTGCGGATGTACCTCTACTAGATACTAATAAAGAATTATTATTCCAAAATATTGTATTATAAGAATTAGATTCTATAAATCCTCTTTTTCCAATAATACCATCATTTAATCCAGATAATCCAACAAATCCACCTATAGGAATAACTTTAGAATTATCAGATGAAATTTTTCTTATCGTATGCGTACTTTCGTCTGAAAAAAATAAATCATTATTAGAATTAAAACATAATCCTTTTACTAATCCAGTTGATAATCCAGTTGCATATTTTTTAGTATTTGACGGTGAATTTACAGGATTAAAAAATATTTTTTCGCTATTAAATATATTATTAGTAATATAATCATTAAAATTAAATTTTACTAAACATTTTTGGTAAGTAGATACTCCTATATCTTCGGTAAAATATGCGTTACCGTCTTTTAAAATATTAAAAGATTGAACAAATCCACGAGATTTTAAAGGCGTACTATCAGAATATATGGGATTTATATTACTACTAGAATTAGTTTTATTGTATGATCTATTAAATAGAGTATTAGATCTAGCGGGAGTTTTTGTGTCTATTGTTAGAAAATTTTCATATGATGCATTACGATTTATAACATATAAATAATCATTAGAATCTATAGTATATCCTATTATAGACTCTGCCCTTAATTGAAGATGTCTTGTTAAAATTTTATTTGGAGTTATTTTTTTTATATATCCGTTTCCACTATCATATACATATAAATTATCAGATGAATCTATTTGAATTTTGGTTGGGTTAGTAAATCTAGTATAGTCACTTCCACTATATATAGGAGATGTAATAGGATTATAATCGTTGAAACCTACATTACCACCTATAAAAATTTCTGGTAATTTACTTTTATCTCCATATACTTTATACACACAGTGTGTGTCTGTTTGTCCAAGATTTCCAAGACTATTTTCATAAAAAGTTACGAAAAAATTTCCCGTAGAATCTATCACAAAATCACTAACAACTATTGTTCTACTACTCGCTATTGTTCCTATAGTACTTAATATTCCGTTTGATATTTTTTTTATACTATAACTGGATACATTGTTCCCCAAAAAAAATAAATCGTCATTTTTTATTATTATTTTTACAACAGAACCAACATTAAAATATGGTATAATTTCTTTTGTATCTGAAAATATTTTATAAATTTTTCCATCATCTGGCGAGAAGTATATATTATTATTAGAATCTATATCATAATTTGATGAAATCAATAATCCTCCCGTTCTTAAAGGAAGATCAGAATATCCAAGATATCCTCCCAAAATAGAAACGAATCCTTGTAAGGAACTCTTAAGGGATCTAATAGCATTTAAAGCAATTCCTAATGGCATAAATTAAAAGTTTTGACCTCCAACAAAACCAAACCAATTTGCTCCTATTTTAGTAAGAGCAAAAATATCAATTTTATTTACTGTCTGGGTTAATTGTGGTGCTATTCCACCAGCCCATTTTATTACAGTTCCATCAATAGTCCATGCAGTTACATTATAAGGAGCTGCACTATTTTGTGTAATCACTAAAGTAATACTGAAAGAATCTGAAGGAGAATTACTTGTAGTAAATCTTGCAATAGTAGTAGGTACAGTTATTGTAAATGTATTTCCAGTATTAAGATCAAAATTAAATATTGATGGAGATCCAGAAGATGAAGAAGATCCTATCTTTTCAGAAAAACTTTTTAAAACTAAAGGTCCAGTTAAGGCTCCTCCAGACAAAGGAATATATGTAGATGGAGAAGCTCCTTTAGAATCTACATACTTTTTATTAACTGCGTCACCATCAGAAGAAGAAGGTGAAACGTCGGGAACATTAGTTATCTTGTTGTTGTTTACGTTAATAACTCCAGACATCGTTCCACCAGCTAATAACAGGACTCCAGTAGGAGTTGCTGACGACTTAGAATCTACATACTTTTTATTAACTGCATCACCATCAGAAGATGAGGGAGAAACGTCGGGAACATTAGTTATCTTGTTGTTGTTTACGTTAATAACTCCAGACATCGTTCCACCAGCTAAAGGTAGACTATTAGCTGGTGGAGCTATTCTAGAATCTACATATTTTTTATTAACTACATCAGTATCAGTGGTAGATGGGGATACATCTGGTACATTATAAATTCTATTTCCGTTTAGATTAATGTAACCAACATTCATCAATCCTCCAGATAAGGGAAAGAACTTCGCGGCGGGATTGATTGCTCTTACATATTTGTAATTTACTGCATCTCCATCAGCGGAGGAACCATCAATATCTTTTACATTTGTTATTTTATTATTATTGAGGTTAATGCTTCCGAGCATTGTTCCACCATTTATTGGAAGATAATTTGAAAATGATGCAGCTTTATTATCAATATATCTTTTTGTTGCTGCTTCCATCGGATCTACTGGATCATTTGCTAGTTTTAGAAATCCACTAGTCATTACATCACCAGTTTTTAATATAAAAACATCTGGATTTACTGATGGTATTGTAGAAACTTTATCATCTACATATTTTTTATGTGCTGCATCGTAATTATTTGTAGGATCTGCTAATGTCGTAATTTTATTATTATGTACATTTATTTCTCCTCCAAAATCAGATGTACCTAAAGCAGAAAGTCCAGAATTAAGAACTAAAATTCCCGTAACTTTTTCGTTTATATTAAAAGTTAAACCTCTTTTATCTAATTTTGTACTTATAGTAGCAGCAACATTGTTTATATTATTTTGTAATAAATTTAATTTTGTTTGTAAATTATTAACAACATCTGTACTTACTCTGTTACTTAGAGTACTAAAAGATACTTTTTTGGTATAATATCTACCAGTATTACTATCAGCTACGTCAAATGCAGTAAAATCGCTAGATTTTACTGTTATTGATTCATCAAGTTTATTAATAAACAAATCTGCCATATACTTATTTATGTAATAGATACCCAGAAGATAAAGGAGAAGGGTTTCCTATTACAATTTTTCCGCTTGCTGGGGATTGTAATAAGTAATAACTTTCTATAGAGAAAGGTTTTGGTCTATAAATTGTAGTAGGAGTATTTTGATTTCCCTGTATGTGTATGTCTTTTATCTTAAATTGTATTTTTTTGTCCCCAGAATTGATAGGGGATGCATAAGAAAATCCAATTCTAAATAAATCATTGTCTGAAATATCTAAATTAACTTCTATCGAAGCTACTGTGTAATATGTATTAGTTTCTTCGTTTTTAAGATCAATATTAAGTATTTGTCCCAGATTTGTTAAATTAAATCTTATAGTTTTAAAAATCTCTTCAGGTTTTATTAAAGGAAAAAGAGAATCAAATAGTTGAAGTGAAGATAATGTTAAGAAATTTGTTCCTTTTTTAATTTGAATTGTATTATCTCCATAAAATAATATGCCTAGTTGACCTCCATACACACCTTTATCGGTTTGAAATCTATCATAACCCAACCCAGAGTATCTACCACCACCAGATAATACAGAATTATTAAATAAAAATGTAGAAAATCCGCCCGAAGAAAAATTCGCACCCGTTATACTATATTGAAATGACCATGTAATATCATAGTTTGGGTTAAATTTATCATTTATACAAAAATTACAAGAGGAATCTTCCATCGTAATTATTTAAGGTAGAATAAATAATTTACATGGCAGGAAATGCACGATTCCACGATAAGTTACATAGAAAAAATCATCACACGCTTCCGAGTGCTGATTATCCAGATAGCGCAATTGATCCTATTGCCTCACACGAAGAACCATTTCAGGGAGATTTTGTAATAAATGGTAGTTTAAGTACGAACGGAACTATACAATTTTATTCTGCTGATTTAGCAGGAAATATGTATTGCGAAGATTTCTACGCAAGAGGGACAACATATACAAATTTCATTTCTGGAGATTCTACAGAAACAATTATTAGTGATGGTGCCCTAACTGGATACGGAGAACGTACCATGACTATGGATTTTAGAAATGGAATTTATGCTAAAACTCCAATATTTACAATATCTAACGATTTATCAGTTGGTGGTAACCTTTATGGTAAGGAAGTTACATATGAAAGTTTAAATGTATCTGGAAGTTCTATAATAGCAGGAAATGCTACAATAGGAGGAGATGTATTAATAAGTGGTAATGCAAGTATTAATGATATTAGCTTCACAAGCGGAATTATTTCTTCAATTAATAATAATATTTCTTTATATTCAAAATCTATAAACACTGGAACTATTTTAATATCTAGTGCAGACGGAATCACGCAACCATTACAAGTAATTAATGATTATACAGGAGAATCCAATATTATTGCAACATTTTTTGGAGTAAATCCAGTACCAGTATACATGATATTAACTGATTCTGTATATAGTTATGTAGACTTTTATGCAGAAGAAGATATTCGAGCATCAAAAGATGTATATATAACGGGAAATTTATATTCACCAACTATTTCAGCTATTTTAAGTGGATTAGATTCTTTGTATAATACAGTAAGTAGTAATTCTGCAATTTGGACTTGTATAAGTGATGCTGTTGTCAGAACCCAAACTTGGGATTCAACATATAATACAGTTAGTACATACAGTGCTAACTGGGATACTGCTTATGCTACAATATCAAGTAGTCCTAATTGGGATTCAGTTTTTAATACAGTATATTTGCTAAGTTCTAATTGGGATTCCGTTTACAACCAATCTGGAACTAACAATGAAACTTACAACACAGTTAATATCAACAGTGCTAATTGGGATGCAACTTACAGCACAGTAAGCTCCAACAGTGCAAATTGGGATTTGGTTTATAATACTATACCAATAAATGAATCGACGTACAACACAGTTAATATCAACAGTGCTAATTGGGATGCAACTTACAGCACAGTAAGCTCCAACAGTGCAAATTGGGATGCAACTTACACTACAGTAAGTTCCAACAGTGCAAATTGGGATTTGACATATACTACAGTTAATATCAACAATGCTAATTGGGATGCAACTTACACTACAGTAAGTTCCAACAGTGCAAATTGGGATTTGACATATACTACAGTTAATATCAACAGTGCTAATTGGGATGCAACTTACACTACAGTAAGCTCCAACAGTGCAAATTGGGGTTTGACATATACTACAGTAAGCTCCAACAGTGCAAATTGGGATGCAACTTACAATTCTTTATATACTGTTGATGAAAACAACACAACACCAATTTCATCTTGGATTAGTACATATAATACGGTAAAAACTTATTCGGCTGATTGGAAAGATACATTTGATTTAGTAACATCTTCAAGTCCATCTTGGTGGGGTGTTTATGATTTTGTAAATGCATCTTCAGGAACCTGGAATTCTACTTATACTACGGTAAGCACAAAAAGTGCCAACTGGGATTCTACTTATACTACGGTAAGCACAAAAAGTGCCAACTGGGATTCTACTTATACTAATGTAAGTACTAACAGTGCCAACTGGAATTCTACTTATACTACGGTAAGCACAAAAAGTGCCAACTGGGATTCTAGTTATACTTCCATGAGTACTAACAGTGCCAACTGGAATTCTACTTATACTACGGTAAGCACAAAAAGTGCCAACTGGGATTCTACTTATACTACGGTAAGCACAAAAAGTGCCAACTGGGATTCTACTTATACTTCCATGAGTACTAACAGTGCCAACTGGGATTCTACTTATACTAATGTAAGTACTAACAGTGCCAACTGGGATTCTAGTTACAATACAGTAAGATCAACCAGTTCGTCATGGATAAGTGGATCACGAACACAAGATTATTCTGTTAATATATTATCAGCAAATACAATAAAAGTGTATCAAACTATACAAGTTTCGGTTTCTTCATTAACTAGAGTTACATCTACGGCATTAACTACAAATAGTCCAGCTTATTGGTTTATAAATCCTAACGGGACAGCTTCTGTAGATATTAATTTACCAGTAACAAATGGAAATAATATTGGTATGACATTTTATTTTAAAAATACTTATGGTGGAGGAGGAAATTCTGCTTTACATATAAATGATAGTACGGGGACATTAGTTCTAGCCTTACAAAAGGTTGGACAAACTCCAAATTACGCACAATTTATATGGGATGGTTCTATTTGGCAAACTGTGTACAGCGCATAATATATGTTCATTAAAAATGGAAGTTTTAAAAAATACACTCACATAATTTCTTATGTGCCGCCTTCTATTATACAAGAACCATCTAGTGGAATATCAAAGCCAAACGAAAGATTTGAGTTTAAAATTAAAGTTAGGGGTAGTAGACCTATAGAATATAAATGGTATAAGAATGATTTCCCAATACCAAATTCTAATACAAATACTTTAATATTATCAAGTGTAAAAGCCTCAGATGAGGCAAGATATTATTGTAGAGTCAAAAATAATAGACTTAGTTTAGAAACTAATGTTGCGGAACTAAGTGTTTTAACACCTCCAACTATAGTTTCTCAACCTAGTCAAGTTAATACAGAGTTAAGAACTAATGTATCATTCAATGTATCTATCACGGGATCTCCAGTAATACATTATCAATGGTACAAAGACGGATATGCATATTATGGAGATTCTAATTCTTTATATATAAATGATGTATCTAAAGAAGATGTTGGTAATTATTATGTAGTTGCATATAATGATATAGGAACAGTAACTAGTAACTTTGCATTACTTTCTGTATTTGATTCATTAGAGATTTATAATAATCCCGAGTATACAGTAGGTAATGAAAATTTTAATGCTAATTTTTATTTAAATTATACTGGTGCTGTTCCAGTAACAGCTCAATGGTTGAAAGATGATGTTCGTTATGGATCACAAATAATAAATTCATCAAGAAGAGTAGATTTAAATATATTAAATGTTTCTCTTTCTGATGCAGGATATTATAGTTGTATATTGTCAAATATAGCTACAAGTGTTACAAGTACAAAAGCATTATTATACGTAAATTCTTCAGCAGTAATAACTACACAACCTTTATCTTCAGTAATATTAGCAAATCAACCATATTCATTTACGGTAGACGTAACTGGAAGTGGACCTATATCATATAAATGGTATAGAAATTCTGTAGAATTGCCACTTTCAAATACTAAAACATATTTCATAGAAAATGTTAAACAAATTAACGAAGGAATTTATTATTGTATAGCTTCAAATTTAGTTAATAGTGTTACCACAAATTTTGTACAATTATCAGTAATACCAAACATATCCTTTGTTGTTAATTTATATTCTAAAACTGTTGATATAGGAGATTCTTTAACTATTAACGTAGAAGTTGTAGGAAGTCTTCCAATATATTATACATGGAAAAAAGAAGATATTATTCTACCTTGGAGTCAAACTAATAATTATTATTATATAGATACAATAGATATTGAAGATGAAGGACGATATTCCGTTGTAGCTTCAAATGAAACTGGAAGTATTACTAGCTTTAATGGGTATGTTACTATTATATCTGACGTGTTATTTATGAATGATACAGATTATCTAGTGTTAGATGATAATCAATATATGGTTTTATAAGAAAATCGTATAAATAAAATTATGGCAAAGAAGAGAATTTTAGATTTAGCTCAAAAGAATTTTTTAGCTAACGAAGATGTTGTATTATTAGGACAAAACAATACAACAGTAGCAGTTCCTTTAAAATCTATATCAGAATTTGTTAGATCTTATATAAGTGGTGGGATGGCTATATCTGGAGCTACCATTAGAAAAAGTAGTAACATAATAACAGTATCGGATACAACTGGATTAGTGATGGGGATGAAGGTGAGTGGTCCAGGGATTCCTTCGGGGGCGCTTATATCAGAAGTAATAGATATCAATACTTTTAAAATAAGTGTTGCAGCAACAGAAAATGTAATAGATGCTAATATAATTACTACATTAGATACAAAACTATCCTCTTATGGAAAAGGTTTTAGCGGTGCTAGTGATGGTACTGTCGGCGTAAAAGGAGTTGTTTATTTAGATGGTAAACCTTTTGGTGGAATAGGTGACGGAGTAGTCGGAGATAAAGGAGTTGTTTATTTAGACGGAAAAGTTTTTAGTGGAATTTCTGATGGTACTGTTGGTGTAAAGGGTTATGTGTATAAAAATGGAATTCCATATAATGGGGTTGGTGATGGAACAATAGGAGAATATGAAGTAATTTATAAAGATGGTATACCTTATACTGGGTACGGGGATGGGACTTATGGTGTAGTTGGTAAATTGTATTTAAATGGGAAGTTTTTTAATGGCGTAGGAACTTCAAATATAGGTAAACAAGGAGTTTTATATAAAGATGGTACACCTTTTAATGGAACTGGTGATGGAACAACTGGTATCTTGGGAGCCATTTATACAAATGGAGTAACTAATGTTATAACAAATAATGGTGTATTATTTACTGGAGTTGGGAATGGAACTTTGGGAAATGCTAATATTTTATACAAAAATGGGAATCCTTTTAATGGAATAGGAAATGGTATAGTAGGAGATAATGGAAAGATATATCATAACGGAGTACTTTTTACTGGAATTGGTGACGGAACCGCTGGAGTGGTGGGAAAAGCGTATTTGAATGGGGTACTTTTTACTGGAATTGGTAATGCTGCTTTAGGTGTTATTGGGAAAGTTTATAAAGATGGAGTATTGTTTACGGGAACGGGAAATGGTATTATAGGAACTAATAATGCGATATATGTAGATGGTTCGACGTTTACTGGAACTGGTAATGGAACTATAGGAGAACTTGACAAAATATATTATAACGGATTATTATTCAACGGTACTGGAATAGCTCTCACAAATCCTATTGTTGATCCTCTATTAATTATTGATCCTAAACCAAAACTTCCTGTAGAGGTAGGAAAGGAGGGATATGTTTATAAAGATGGTTCGTTATTAACAGGAAGTACAGATGCAAAATTTCAATGGCCGAGAGGAATCACTGTAGATATGTCTGGTAATTTATTTATTGCTGACACTGATAACAACGCAATTCGCAAAATAACATCAGACGGTATAGTTTCTAATTTCGTTGGGGTTCCTGGTTTAACAAATTTTGGAACAACTGATGGACTTAGTGGAATTGCCAGTTTTTATCATCCTTGTGATATAATAGATGATAATTCTAATAATTTATTTGTTTGTGATTCATTCAATTCTACAATTCGTAAAATAGTAAAATCTACTGGGACTACAACTACTTTTGCGGGTTCTGCTGGACAAAGTGGTTCTACTGATGGAACTGGTTCTGCTGCTAGATTTAGTTATCCACAAGGAATGACCATAGATTCTTCTGGTAATTTATATGTATGTGATACATATAATCAGACCATTCGTAAAATAACATCAGCGGGAGTAGTAACTACTATTGCTGGCACTGCTGGTCAAACTGGTTCTACTGATGGA